TTGACTTTTATATAATAACTATGATATAATGGACATATTATGAAACCACAAGATAGACCTCACTATGTAAACAACGCACAGTTCTCAACAGCTGTTGTGGAATACTGCACAGATTTACAACAATCAAGAGAGAAAGAAGAAACCTTACCAAAGGTCACGGATTACATTGCACAATGTTTTCTAAAGATTGCGGAAGGTCTTTCTCATAAATCCAACTTTGTTCGTTACACCTATCGAGAAGAGATGGTGATGGATGCGGTAGAGAATTGTCTCAAAGCCATCGAGAATTATAATATAGAGAAAGCAACACGCACAGGTAAACCAAATGCGTTTGCATACTTTACACAAATCTCTTGGTATGCATTTCTTCGTAGAATCGAACGAGAGAAGAAACAACAGGATATCAAGATGAAATATATCGATGAGTCGGGTATTGAGACTTTTCTTGATAACGAGTTGGGTGATGCACAATCTGCACAGGTTGCTCAGGCCTTTATCGATACACTACGTTCTCGTATCGATGAAGTGAAAGAAAAGGATAATAAATGGGAGAAGGTTGTCAAGAAAGAAAGACGGCGAAGAACCATGAGAGTTGATTCTGACCTGAGTAATTTTATCATTGACTAATCTTGAGAAATCTGATATAATGAATAGATTAAGTTTTCACGGCAAAACCGTGGAACAAGCAGAGTGGGTTCTGAGTCATTTTGGAACTGACGAAATGAGAGAGTATTACAAAGACAACAAAGGTTTCAACCAATGGTTGGAAGATTGTCGTCAAGTAGTTGTTGCGAGGAGACTAGACTATTGAAATTAGCAATACTAAACGATACCCATTGCGGTATTCGTAATTCTTCTGACATCTTCATGGATTATCAAGAACAGTTCTATAGTGAAGTGTTCTTTCCATATCTGTTAGAGAATGATATCAAACATGTTCTGCACTTGGGTGATTACTACGACAATCGTAAGACAATCAACTTCAAGGCACTTCAACACAATCGTAAAATCTTTCTAGAGCCTTTGCGTCAACATGGTATGACAATGGATATCATTATCGGTAACCATGACATGTATTATAAGAATACGACTGAACTGAATGCACTGAAAGAGTTGCAGGGTCACTATATGAATGAGGTCAATCTTATTTTGAAACCAAAGGTAGTTGACTATGATGGTTTGAAGATGGGTCTCGTTCCGTGGATTTGTCAAGACAATGAACAGGAATGTCTGGATTTCATTCAGAATTGTAAAGTCGATTTCATTGGCGCACATCTAGAACTCACAGGCTTTGATATGCACAAGGGTATGCCGTGTTATGATGGCATGGACGCAAAACTCTTTGACCGATTTGAGATGGTATTGACAGGACACTTCCACGCAAAGTCAACTCAAAATAATATCTACTATCTGGGTAGTCAGATGGAGTTCTTCTGGAATGATTGTAATGATAAAAAGTATTTCCATGTTCTTGACACAGACACTCGTGAGTTGACATCAGTTCACAATCCTATTACAATCTACGAGAAGATTTATTACGACCACGAGAAGATGAATAAGTTTACAGACCTGAGATATCTGGACAACAAGTTCGTCAAGGTCATTGTAGTGAACAAGGGTGACCCCTTTGAGTTTGAAAGGTTCATTGACCGAGTGCAGGCTCAGAAGATACACGAATTGAAAATACAAGAGGACTTTGCGGAGTTTATTGGAGAAAATGTCGAAGATGAAAAGATTTCACTTGACGATACTGAAACAATAGTGTATAATTATATTGATGCTGTCCAAACCGACTTGGACAAAGGAAGGATTAAGAAGGAGATTTCTGACCTCATGAAAGAGGCTCAGACTATGGAAATTGTATGATTTATTTTGAGAAACTTAGATTTAAAAATTTTCTATCGACAGGAAATAACTTTACAGAAATAGATTTTGAAACAACGGCAACCACACTCGTGGTTGGTCAGAATGGTGCAGGTAAATCTACTATGTTGGATGCTTTGTCATTCGGTCTGTTCGGTAAACCTCATCGTAAGATTTCGAAACCACAACTCGTCAACTCTATCAATGGTAAAGGGACGTTAGTTGAAGTGGAGTTTCGAATAGGTTCACAGAAGTATAAAGTTGTCCGTGGTATCAAACCGAACAAGTTTGAGATATGGGTAAATGGTAATCTGTTGAACCAAAGTTCTCATGCAAGAGAATACCAGTCTATGCTTGAGAACAATATCGTCAAGTTGAACCACAAGTCCTTTCATCAGATTGTGGTTCTTGGGTCTTCATCCTTCGTGCCCTTCATGCAACTCTCCTCTCAAGCAAGGCGTGATGTGATTGAAGACCTACTTGACATTAATATGTTTAGTAAGATGAATGGTATTCTCAAAGAAAAGGTTTCGATTCTCAAAGACCAGATGAGTGAGAACATACACGAGTTGGCTATGGTCGAACAGAAAGTTGCATCACAGAAGAAGTATCTTCGTGACCTGAGTTCGATTACAGCTCAACAGAAGAAAGAGAAACTTGACACCATCAAATCTTTACAAGAGGACATTCGTGTTCTGAATGAAAAGAATAATGAACTTACAAAAGATATCACAGAGAAGTCTCCAGATGTCAATGAGAATATGACTAAGATATCAGAACAAATTACGTCTCTTGACAAATACATGATGCAGTTTTCAACACAACAAAAAGATGTGGTCAAACAGGCAAAGTTCTTTGAGGATAATGATATCTGTCCGACCTGTTCACAAGACATCGATGAGACAACGAAGAACTATCATCTTGATAAATGTAAGACCAAAGCAGGGACTATCAAGAATGCACTCGACATGGGTGACCTACAGAGAAAAGAGTTTTCGGAAAAACAAGAATCCATTCAAGTTCAACTTGATTGCATAAGAGAGTGGCAGTCGTCAGTCAATGCAAACAATCAAGAGATTTCTACAATCAATAGAAGTATCGATAGACTCAATAGTGAACTTGATACTATTGACAATGAGACAGGTGATTTGAGTGAGGCTAATGACGAACTTGAAAATCTTAGAGTTGAGAAAGAGCAACTTCAAAAGAAGAAGTATGAACTCTCTGAGCAGAACTCATACTATCGTATCAGTTCAGAGTTGTTGAAAGACACTGGTATCAAGACAAAGATTATCAAACAGTATCTACCAGTCATCAACAAACTTACTAACGAGTATCTACAAATTCTTGACTTCTTTGTTCACTTCAATCTGGACGAAGCCTTTGAAGAGACTATTCGGTCACGACATCGTGACGCATTCTCCTACGACTCATTTAGTGAAGGGGAGAAACAACGTATCGACTTATCACTACTCTTTACTTGGAGACAGATTGCCAAGATGAAGAATAGTGTTGCAACCAATCTTCTCATTCTGGACGAAACATTTGACTCGTCTTTGGATGGACAGGGCATCGAGAATCTGATGCACATCATTCACTCTCTTGCCGAGGATACAAATGTTTTTGTCATCTCTCACAAATCTGAGTTGGAAGAAGATTCACAATTCAAGAGACGTATTGAATTTATCAAAGATAAAAACTTCAGTAAAATCAAAATAGCTGCTTGACAAATCTGTCGAGTTATGATATACTCGATGTAATTTTAACGATTGGAGAATATATTATGGAATTATCCGACACTACAATTAATATTTTAAAAAACTATGCTACCATTAATCCAAACATTGTAATTGGAGAAGGTAACACTATTAAGACAATTTCGGTTGCCCGAAACGTCATGTCAAAGACAGAGGTCGTTGAGACATTTGACTCAACGATTGGTATCTACGATTTGAATGAGTTTCTGGGTGCGGTGTCTCTTGTCAAAGAACCACGTTTCGAAGTGACAAAAGATTACATCAACATTTCTGATTCTAGACGTTCAGTAAAATACTTTCTGTCTGACCCTGAGATGTTGACATCGCCTGGCAAAGATGTTAATATGCCTGACACCGAAGTTAAGTTTAGTCTAGATACTGATACACTCAGTGATTTGAAAAAGGCCGCATCTAACTTTGGTTATGAGAATATCTCTATCAAACCATCGACAGGTTCGGTATCACTTTCTGTAACCGACACAGATAACGCAACTTCTAATGTGTTCTCAAT